TTCAATATAAACCTCACCTCCAAATTCATAAGGAGGATCAATAAACCATGTAGCTTTTTGATTAGGAATATTTAAATAATCATCAACTTTAAATTTCCAATGCTTTATTTTCCATAAATCTGAAGCGTGTTGTTTAAGTCTTGTGTCTATTCTATCAGGTCTTAATCTTTCACAATTAGGAGAACATGTATTTCTTGGTGACTGACCCCCGGCAGCAATAATAAAACCCATAAATAAATAAGCCTCTTCGCAATCAAGGCTGTAATCTCTTATTTTTTCACCTGTTTTGATACGTGGAAGCTTTAAAAGATCTCCGGGAGAACATTGCTGCAGCCATTTCCATATTTTTATAATAACTTCGTATTTATCGACTAATAAAACATCATTTTCAAAATATCTCATTGAATATTTAGCAGCCCCGGCAAAAGGTTCTATTATCAAATTATGTTTTGGCTTTGGATATAAATCAATCATTGTTGTTTTTGAACCGTAATATGACCACATAATTATAATGTTTTTAATTTAGCTTTATAATATTTCCTTAATTCTTCTAATTCTTCACGATCCCAATGATAGGTGCTTTTCTTTGATTCTCCTGCCAGGTCATTTATTTCGGACAAAAATTCCTTTCCATAACGCTGAATAAGCCCAACACGATAACCGCTTTCGTTTCCCTCATTAAATTCGTTGCATTTTTTACACTGCCCGTGAATATTATTTTCATTGAATTTTAGGTTTGAAAAAAGCTCTGCTTTAAAGAAGTGCCCGGCTTGAAAATTATCGTTATAAGATATTCCGCAAGAAATGCAAGGTTTAAATTCATCGCGTTTTCTAATATATTGATGGCACACTGTTCTTACGTTCACCAATAAATAATTAAGTTTATCGCGATCTTTTTTGAATTTTTCAGCCTCTTGCATTTCAATTTTGCTTTTTTCTGCTTGTAAACGAGGTTTTGATGCTTTTAGCATCGCTTTTTGCATAATCAGTTTTCCGGCATCCGTTTTGAGTAAAAAATCTGAGTAGCACCCGCACATAAGGCCTAATCCGAGTTTTCTATGAAACGTTAGCTTTCCGCATCCTAAATCTTTTGTAATACCTAAACCCCGACAAGGCTTTTCTTTTATTGGAATTCCCATGATTAAAACAGTTTTGTTTGATTAATTTCTCCTTTTCCATTCCAGAATATCTTCTCAACAGTTTTCTTTTTATTATTGGTTGCTGATAAACTGCTCCTAAAATTAAAACCCTCTATTGCTTCAAATGGAGTATTGTATTCAGATATATAAACCGGATAATTAATATCCATTGACCATTCATAAAAACGTTTATGATTAAAATCATTTTCTTTATACTTAGCGGTTGATTCGTAAGGCTTATCGCAATATATGATTGGATTGTCACCAGAAATAACAACATTTTCGTAAGATAAGTTACTTGTTTGAAGGTTTTGAAGGTTTTGAAGGTTTTGAAGGTTTTGAAGGTTTTGAATACGGGTTAAATGTTCAACTAGTTCTAAATTCTGAACTCTATTATCTTCTAAAATTGTTTTCTGTTTTTTAATATAATTACAAAAAACTAATCTTCTTGTATTTACACTTCTTATGTTAAAAAGTTCCGGAATATAAATACCTAACTCATCCATAGCGTTACAAGATCGATTTACAACTATTTCATGCCCTAGTCTTTTTATATTTTCAATATCTTTTCCATACATATAACCTTTTTCACTATTATTGCCGAATGACCAACAAGTCATGATAAATCCAGAATACCAATCAGCATCCAATCTATTGATTTGCTCATTAAAAACTTCTCGAGTTACCCATTCAAAAAATTTAGGATCTAAATGCTTATTATCTCTTAAATAATTAACCAAATGATAAATATGGCTATTTAGTTCGTTATAATGAACATTAAAACGATAATCTTTAACCGCATTAAAAGAAACAGAACCGCCGCCACCAAATAAATCATAAAAATCTGAAATATTCGAATGTCTTGATGTAATTATTTTTAATATTTCCGGTGCAATTTTTCTTTTACTGCCCATGTAAGGAATACCCAAACTCATAATTCTTTTTGTGTTTCAATAGTTTTACAACTAACTTTTATTCCAACTTCCAAACAAACATTTATTTCTGCTCGCATTCCATTTGAAATTCTATCGCCATACAGCCAAATTTCATCAATAAAACCCTTTTTAAGCATAAATAAACCATTACTTAAACCTCTTTCACGTTCTGCAGGTATTTCATCGTTTAAAGCGTATAAATCTGATAAATACGGAACGAATGGAATAATGTTTGGTTCGGTTAAATTGATTTCCCTGCATATGGCAATTACTTTTTTGATGTTATTTTCAACATCACCGCCAATTTTATGACAGATATAGACTATTTTCATAATGTAAATAATTTTTCAGTTACATTTTTACCTCCTGATCTTTCAGCAACCAAAGTATTAACTTTCTTTTCCCAAATACAAATAAAATCTTGAGGTGCTTCAAATTCTGAAATATATATTTCGTGACCTTCTTTTTTCTTAGATCGGCACCATTCCCAAAATTTATCGTGATCAATATTTTCAAAACCTCTGTATTTATCCGTGCCTTTATATGGAGGGTCGCAATAAATAATACTCTGAGCAGGTATTTGTAAATTTAAATAATCTGAGCAAACAAACTCTATTCCTTTTAAGTTAGGAGATTGTTTTAATACATTTCTGTATGCCTCAGAAGAATAACATCTTTTACCTCCATTGTCTTTTCTAAAAGAACAAAACCATACTGAACCAAAACTTAATTGAGTTCCGACATATCCTACAAGATCCTCAGAATAATTTTCTTTATTGTTTTTTATATCTAGGAACTGATCATTTGTAATTTTTAAAGGAGGCAGCCAACCATTAGATAGTGATTTCAATAAACTTATCATGTAATTATTGATATCGGCACCAATGCGATTTCCTTTAACTTTATCAATAACATTTGCACCGCCTACAAACGGCTCCACATAATATTGATCATCTTTTCTATTTTTTAAAATAATTGGAAGGATTTCCTTCGCTAATCTATTTTTAGAACCCATATATTTCATAATTTCTATTTTTTTAATTACTGTAAATGTATAAAAAATACACTTTCAAAAAAACATTAAACCTTAATTTATAATCATTTTAAATAAGGTTATCGAACAACCAAATTATAATTTTTAGTCAACTGCAATAAATCAACTTTTTCAATTATTATATCTGGAACAAAAATCAAATCGATTATTTCTTTGAGAGTTTTGTTTACTTCGGGATAAATTTCTTTTTGTTCTTGAATTGCATTTATATAGTGAATAACGTTGCAATGTGATGCGTTTACTATTTTACCAATCCATTCAAGTTTATAATTCGTTATTTTTCTAGAAATGAAAAAATACATTTGCCTGGCTCTTGGTAAATTTCCATATTTACGTTTTGATTTCACATCTTCGGGATTAAGTTTGTAATGTTCGCAAACTTTTTCAAGTATTATTTCTAAGGTGATATTGTTTCTCATTATCTAATTTTTTAGCATGTAACGAATTGGCTTTTTAAGGTGTTCTAAATCTTTGGAAGATTCGACAACCCTTTTTGCTTCGGTGTTATCGTTATTTCGTAAATAGGATTTATTATCCTGTAATTTTTCCGTTGGTCTTGGTTCGTGTTTTTTCATGATCTTTTAGTTTAAATATTATATTCCCAGAAAGAAAGTTTTCCTTTCACATTTAAAATTGGTTCTTCAAATAAAATAGCATCTTCTAAAACCCAGTTCCAAATTGGTTTAGCGTCTAAATCATTTTGATTAATTTCAGCATCTTTTTCAGCCCAAATTGAATCGTGATTAATAACACAATCAACTAACTTTACTTTCCCTATTATCGCTCCAACGGGCAAAGATTGAGTAAATACATTTTTATCAAGATACCTGTAAATATTTGTTTCAGGTCTGTTTTTTAAATTATAAGCACCTATTGCCTTAAATTGATCATTTGTATATAGTTCACCTGTTTTTAATCTATCGTGCCATAAACCCGAAGCGTGTATTAAAAATTCACCTCTGAATTTCGTTTTAAATGATCTGTTTTCAATGTTTTTTATTCCCTCAGCAATTAATGTTGCGTAAGGCTGCCTGATTGATAGTGTTTTCATATTTACAATTTTGATTCGTTAAGTGCGGCAACAATTACATCGTGCATGCAACAACGACGAATGCAACCTTTAAATTTATATTTTCCGTTTTTATCTCCAAAAACTTCAACCCAATAAACAGTATTTCCTTTTGATGTTTCAGATCCTTTTTGAATTATAATTCTATGCTTTTTATAATTTCCATCAAATAGTTCTTCGGTGTTTTCATTTACAAATCTATTTTGAATAATTCTACCGCCTACTTTCATGCTATTTTGATTTAATGATTATTAAAATAAATACTGCGATAACGAATAACGGTATTAAAACCATCATTACGCAGCCGAATCTTCTATAACATTTAACTGATTTTTTATTTTGTTTAAATGTGTTTGGGTTTTTTCCTTCGTATCTGTACATGATTTAAAATAATTTAGGTTGATTAATATCTTCTTTAGGTAAAACTGATTTATTACTTATAACTGAATTAAATCCATTTTTTAAACAATCAAATTGTAAAATATACTTTGATTCTATTTCGAATATTTGAGAATCTACCATATTTGCAGGAAGTTCTTCTAATACTTCAAAGCTCCATTCGCTAAGCTTTGATTTTGACAAATATTGTCCGAAAGGACTTGAACTTTTTGTCAAATGATTCCACCAACGGAAAAAAGGCGCGTTTCTGGTTTTCCCGATGTAACATTTACCGGTTGATTTTTCAGTAATTTTATAAATATAGTTTGGTGAATCAGTTTTTATATAATACGGATCATCACGAAGCTCTACACCTTCATATTTTGAATCCAAAAAGTTATTTAAACAAATATCATCTTTACTATTACAAAATTTATAATCTAACCCTAATAATCTTTCGTTTGTTCTAGGTCGTGAATGATAAAGGCTTTCATGAACATGACCACATTGAGAACATTTCCATTCTCCTTTTTCTATTAATTGAACCTCAAAATCATATAAAGGATAAATTATTACATAAAAAAATTGAGCTTCATCTTTTGTTTCACGGCTGTAAACTTTTCCATTTTGAAAAAAATTAGGATATTTTTCAAGCATGAAAGCCTTAACTGTTTCTTTGCTTTCTGATTCAATAAATCTTTCTTCTATTACATTTTGACTACCAAAAGAACAGTAATCGATATTTATTGACTTTATTACTCGAATAAACGCTTTGAAGTACGGCATATTTTCTAAAATAAATTAAGTTGTACATTTTCTTTTTTCTCTTCAATTATTTCTATCCGATCCGGATAACGCGAAATGTAATTATTAATATTAACCACTAAATCACCTGTTAAATTATCTGCATCCGTGGTGATATCTGTAAACTTTAAAATCTTGGTTCCGAATTCATCATAAAGAATTCCTTTTTTACGATGGTATGTTTGTTTAGGGTTTAGCATGGGCATATTAATTCAGCTATAAACGATTCTGGGTTAGGGAATTTTTCGAAATTCCATTCTTTTTTAATTAAAGCGTCTCTGAATAATTTAACCAAACAACCATTAATAGGTTTTAAATTTTTCAGCTTATTAACTCTGTTTAAACTATTCAATCTTGAAAGTTTATATATTTTATGTTCCGATAATTCTACTTTTTTTAACTTATGCCCTTCTGGAACATGAACAAAATGAATTGAAACTTTTTTTGTAATCTTTATTATTTCGTATGCTGTTTCCATAATTTTATCTTCTAAATCATTTACCTTTTAATTCTATTTATAATCGCCTTTAATATCTCTTCTTTTTGCTCTTAAGGCATATAGAAAAGGTACTTTTGTTTCGTCTTTTTGCCAAACAACAATTAAATCTTCAAGTTGTTGCCTGGTAAATCCTTCAGTGATTTCGTTAATTCTAGCAACTAAAGCATCGTGTTTTTTTTGAGGTGTATTTTTACGTGATTCATATGCTTTTAAAACATCCTGAGTAGTTAATTGATCTTTTGTATGCAAAATCTTTTCTTTTTGATATTGTATTTCGCGCGATTCGGCTTTTAATTCCAAATATTGCGGGAACCAATCACCATAAATTAAATTAGAGTCAACACCTCGCATTGTTGCACCAAATTTCCCTGTTCTTGCTAATTTAAAAAACAAAATAATATCTTCTAATGAATCATTTTTAAAGTTTTCTAATGTGTCAACCGTTAATGTTTCCAGTTGAATATCGTTCATTTTAGTAGCAAAACCGAAAGATTCCATAAACCTGCCAACTAAAACTTTTACAACTCCGAAAGCGATAGTCGCTTTTTCTTCACCTTTGAAAACGGATTTAATATTTAAAGTATTCAAAGTATCTTTAATCTGTAAATTCATTTCAACTACTGAAACATTAGTTTTTCCATTTAAAATATTACTCGCTAACATTACCGTTTTTTCAACAATGGCTAATTTATCCTTTTCCCCAGTTGAAAGATTTTCCTGTTTCTGAATTGATTGCATCGTTGTAGATTTCTGCGTTGGTTTTTCCTGATTGTTGTTGTTTGTTTCCATAATTATCTTCTAAAATTTTAATAAAATTTGCCGGTGTAAAAATCCAATCAAAGCTTGCTGTCCAATTTTTTGAGTTTTCTCCTTGTAAAAAATTAGAAACTTTTGCTTTTTCAATGGCATGCATTAGACATTCTTTACCGTATTGTTTTTGCAAGATGGAAATTCTTTTTTTTCTTGCATCAGTCATTTTTTTTACTTCTGATAAATTTCGCCTATTATCATTAAAAAACTTTTGAAATTTAATATAATCAATTTTTTCGGTCGGGGGAGAAATTTCTAATTTCTCAGGAAAAGACTCATTCTCTTTATTTTCTAGTCTAGTCTTATCTTTATCTTCTCTTGTCTTAGTCTTAGTCTTATCTAAGTCTTTATCTTTATCTGCGATGTTTTGCGATCGTTCCGCGATCGGGTCGCGATCGGGGGGCGATGGGTCTGCGACAACTTTTGACAGCTCAATTGCTTTTTCTAAAGATATTTTTTTTGCTAAAAACTGTTCGTAAATGTCTTTATGCCAACGCTTTAAGTTTCCAACTATTCCGCTAGTGCTTTTATCTTTTTTATCTTCTTTGATTTCAAAAACTTGTTCGTCTAAAAATGCAATATAAACTTTAAGAGAATCAATCGTAACAATTTTTTTTGCTTTTAGTATTTCGAAATGATCTTCATCAATTTCAATAATAGCATCTTCAATTGTCATTTCGCAATCTTTTACCCAATATAAAGAACACAATCGCATAAAACGAGCCTGAGTTACTTCCGGGCATTTCTGAATTTTACCCATCATCCAACGGCTAGGATTGAATTTAAACCATTTAATATCATCCATAGCCTAATTAATTTTGATTGAATTTGAAACGTTGGGCGTAATATGAATACTTGAATCGGCAGAACCATATACTTTTAGAATTTCAAGGTTTTTAAATTTATCTACTGAAATTCTAAATTCTGTATCATCATCAATAACTATAGTTATGTGACGTGCTTGAACAATTATTTCTGAATTATCATGTTTGTATTCCATAAGTAAAAATTATTAAAAAGCAAAATCCCATCAGTTTGGCAAAGGTGTGAGACGTGCCGCCCTGATAGGACTTGTATAATATTTTCCGTTATGTGTCTGTAGTTGGTATTGCGTCTCACTTCAATACAGTCACAAATGTACAAATTAATTTCATTCAAACAAGCAAATTTTTGTTTAGAATGGGTATAAATTACTAATCAATCCAAGAAATTAAATCTTTAGCGCGCTGCCTGTAATGATTTGGCGTATTTTCGGAACCAATTATTGATTTAATAAAAGTGTACATTTCCGGAGCCATACAAATCAATTGAAAGTTATCAGAAACAATCTTTTCTCTTTCTTCCTGGTTTTCTTCAGTTGTATATTCATCATCGATTGATAAAGTACAAATAGTATTTCCTTGTGCATCTTGAATTGAAGTATCTGACCAAGAATGCTCAATTACTTCCCATTTTTCGTTTTCAAAGTTTTTCATAATAATTTAATTAGGTTTTTGTTTTGATTCTGAATTTAATTTATTCATTCTTTCGCTTTTTTCCTGCCAATTATTTAAAATCCAGTTCGCGTAATGGTTGTAATCCTGAAATACTTCTTTCATAATGATTTTTTTAAGGTTAAAATAAAACCCAATATTTTACAATTGGGTTTTGTAATTGTTTTTATTCCGCAGCGATATATTCAAAGACTTCAACAATAGCTGTTTCAGATACCGAAGGTATAGAATATTCCCTTATTATATTTTTCATTGCGTTAACAGTACTTAAAAAAGCACCTTCTACTGTATTAGCGGCAACTAATAAATAAATGTTTTGCTTTCTCTCTTTTCCGGTTTCTTCATCATAAGCAATTAATGATACTTTTGATTTGAACCAGAAATCAACAAATTCTGAGGAATGAACAATTTCTGTATAATTTACAGGCTTGATATTAGTAACCTTGAATTCTTCGCTAATGTATTCACGCATTTTTTCATTTATAATGGTTTCAGCATCCGTAAATGAAACTGCATCTACCAAATATGGCTCTGTTACAACTTTTTTACCGCCCGTTTCATTGGTTTTTCTATACTTAACTTTGCATTCGAAATATTGTTTCATGATTTTTGTTATTGATTAATATAATTGTTCCAATCGTCTTCTGTAATTGTATGACTTTTACCATTTTGATAAAACAAACATATTTTTTCTAAGTCTTTTTTAAGTTCTTCGAAATTAACATGTTTTTTAAATACATTTCTAATGTTATCTGAAACATCACCATCTTCGTCATATCTATCATCACCAAAATTTCCATCGATAATATCCATTAAATAATCGATATCAAAATTTTTATACATTACAGGTTCTTTCTCTGCGATATCTACTTTGTAGCCTATAATATCCTCTTTTTTTAATTGGTCCGTTTCGACTAAATAATTGATCACTTCTGATAAATCACTCTCGTAATAAATATCATTGTGAACATACATAAATTCTTCTTTTTCCATGATTTTTGTTTGTTTTCCCTCTCGGCGGTTAATGATTATTTATAGATTTTGTCTAGAATACTATCTTTCCTAATTTCATAAATGCTATCAATTTGCTTTTTATTTTTGTCTTTATTAGATAGCACAACGTTTATAAAAAGTAATTTCCCTATTTCAATAGATAAATCTGTTTTTTGTTTTTTAATTTGTTGAGTATTTATTTTCCTATTTCTATCGAAATAAAATAAAGTCGCAAAAAAAGATAGCATTAATACAAATCCAATTGCTATAAATGGGTGTAATTTCATAATTTAAAATTTAGTTATTAATAATATTGTTGTATTTCTTCGTCAATAGTTTCGTTTTCTATTCCAAGCCATTGACTAATTACGTTTTTTACTGATTCGTAAAGATTATTAAATTCTATTTCATCCATATTGGCGAAAGAAATGCTTTTAGCATGTTTAAAAACTTCGCCTGTAAGCATGTTTGCAGTTTCCGTATAATATCCCGATGTAATGGTTAAATCGCGTCTTAAATCATTTAAATTGGAATATGCTTCTTGATTTTCAAAACACAACTTGATTAAAGCGAAGAACTTTTTATGAAACTTAAGATTACGCTGTTTTTTATATTCAATTTCGAATTCTTCACCCAAAGGTATTTTTGAGTAAATTTCATAATCCGAATCATAACATGGCTTTAATCCTCCGTTTGTTTTTTTGACTAAAAATTTCATTTTATGAATTGTAAATTTCATTGGCTTTTTCGAATCCGGCATTAAAATGCTCACTTCTGTCATAGTAAGTTAAATCTACCTCTATGCAATTATCAGGTTCAGAGCTTCTATAATCCCAGATTTGAATTTTCTCTTCATGAGTTAATCGATCCATAAAAATACCTTTAACATCAAAAAATTCTATAATTAAAGCATTTTTAAGTATTCTTAAGAAATACGAAAAATCAATAATATTATAATCGTATTTATCTTTAATCCACTTTGAAAAATCATTTAAGCATTTTCCTGTTAGTTCCATAATTTATATAAATAAATGTTGTTCATCTTCTCGTTGTTCGCTCAAAATGTGGGCTAAACTGCATTCAAACGGATGGTTAAATGCTTCGTCAAAATGATCAGTAAATATTAACCCTGTCGCATATTCAAAATCACTTCCTTTTTCCGGAATCAAAATTGAATTGTTGTAGTTTTGGAAAATTTGTTTAGTTGTTTTCATTGTTTAGGAAGATATTTATCTGGGTTTTCTAATTTGTCTAATTGCTCTTTTAGCTTTTGAATTTCATTTCTTTTTCTTGTCAATTCAGCTTCTTTTTGATTGCTCAAATAGGTTCTTTTAATTTCGATTTGTTTATCAGATAAATATTTATCATCGGCATACGAAATTTGTCTGTCTTCAAATCTACCTTCTGTCAACCTTTTGATTATTATTTCATCTAATTGCTCAGGAGTTGGATTAATAATAACGCCATATTTTTTGTCTAAATAATCACCATAACTATCACCATCACTCTCGTATATTTTATATCCCCAGGCGCGTTCTTCTCCATCCGATATTGAAATTGTTAAGCTAATTTTAATACCTCTTAAGTTTTTATCTTTAATAACTGGCATTATTCCTTTTTCTGTGAAATAAGCGATTTCTTTTGCTTTTAGTAATTCAGAACGGTTTATGATAAATTTTTCATTATCTATTTTTGTTCTCTGAATAGAATTTATTTCTAAGTTTAATTTTGACCTGTCGTTTTGAAGTGTTTTGATTTCTTCGTTAATGGCTTTCTTTTTTGATTCTAATTCTAATATTTCAGAATCAATTTTTTGTTTTGGTGGGTTTTCGAATATTTCACTTACTATTTCTTCATCACTTTCAACCTCACAAGCATATGAATTTCCTTCATAATCATAGTTTTCGTAAGTCATTATTCTTTGAACAACAAATCTTTCTCCAACTTGTTCTATTAAATTCGCCTGTTGCCCATTTTTTAAGTAAACTGTTTTCATAATTCTTTTTTTAAAGTTGTTATTTTGATATTTCAAATGTACAAAAAATACACATTGCTTTTACATTTCGATAGTAATTTAGAATGAATATAAATAATAAATGCCGATCGTTTAAATCGGCATTGTTGAGGTTTTTAAATTGGAAAAAGCATAAATGATTTAACATTTACTTTTTTGTTAGCTAAATTATCACGTAAAACGGGCTGATCGTTATAAGCAGATGAAAAAGCATTGTTAATTTTCAATGAAGCAAAACCGCTTGGAGTAGTACCCGCTACAACACCTAATTTAATAGTGTTTATACCGTTGTCACATCTTGCGAAACCATAAGTGTTACCAATTATAATTTCATTTCCTAATGCATCCTTCATTTTTATAAAAGTCTGTCAATTATGGGATAAAAATCTTGAACAGTTTTGATTTCGTCGGCCTCTTCATCTGGTATAGCGATATCAAAATGCTTTTCCATTTCCATAACTAACTCAACCGTGTCCAGACTATCGGCACAAAGATTATCTTTCAAATCGTCTGAATAGTTTACCTCTTCAAAATCATATCCTAATTTGTCAGCAATGATTTCTTTAACCTCGTTTTTTTGTCGTTCTGTAATATTCATATAATTGGTTTTTAAGTTAAATGTTATTTGAGCTTTCGTGTAATCGTAATATTTGAGTATTTTCACCGGCATTTTTAAATATAAATTCTTTTGCTTGTTCTTCGGATAAATGTGAATTGATCGCACCTATTTCGTAGCAAAATACACCTATTTGCCTCTTTTCTTTTATGCGTTCTTCGACTACTTCATTTGAGTAATTATGCTCTATAGCTATTAGGTCATAGTTTAAAGCGGTAATCCCTTGAACATGCGCCGTATCTGTTATATGAATAGATTTGTGTTTTCCTTTAAAAATACGATAGCCACAATTCTCAACATCGTGAAATAGCTTGAAAATAGATAATTTGAAACTTCCATAATCGTAAATTAATCCAGGTTCTAAAACATCAACATTTTTTATTCCGTCTAAATACTTAACCATCCATTGCCCGCAGCAAACACGGATTAAAGGACGTTCTTTACAAAGTTTCTTTAGTGCTGCTACATTTAGGTGATCAGATAGATGTTCATGAGTTAAAGCGATTAATTGAATTTCTTTTTTAAATGGTTCTATTTTTGAATAAGGAACTCCAATATCAATTAAAATTTGACGGTGATATAAAACGGCATTACCGGAACTGCCAGTTCCGATTATTTCGCATATTTCTTTACTTACTGTTTGTATTTCCATATAAAACCTCCTGCTTGTTTACGTGTTAATCCTGGTTTGTATTCTGTTTTAGAAGCTACTTGAAAAATATTTCGTTCACATACTTTTGTTTTTAATGCCGCATCTTTACCGCTTACGTGTTCTTCTATCAATACACCATCTAAAGAATATTGGACAATCGGTTTTATTTTATTTCTATTATAATCATTTATACCTTTTAAAATATTTGGATTTAAATTAATAGCATGATTTATATTTTCTGAACAAGTATTCCATTCCAAATTGTTTTTGCGGTTATTTTGCTTATTTAAATCTTTATGATTAATATATTTTTTATTATCGGGGTTTGGAATAAAATATTTACCAACTAATCTATGTATTTTATGCGATTCGTCTTTTTTTCCTATTCCGCACAATACCACATTTAAATACCATCCAGTTTTATTTACATTAGATAAAATATATCCTTCTGAATGTTTTTTAAAGCTTTTAAGTCTGCCAAAAGAACTTATTTGATATAACCCTTCAAAGCCTTTAATGTCTAACCATTCTTCTATTTCTTCTTCCATAATAAATAAAAATGCGATCAAAAAGGAGTAAGGCATCCTAGATGATCGCATAGTATAAAATTTTAAATGACCGCCTTACTTGTCAATTTCAAATATACGAATTAAATTTCAACTTTTTCAGGTTCTTGTTCTTCTGCCGGATCTTCCTGAACAATTTCAGCATCTTGAAAATCACCTCCGGAACGGCTGCCACTTGGCACGGTTTCGTTTTCATCATTATCATCATTAGCCATTGCTTTAACCAATTCTGTAGACAAAATACCGTAAGTACCAAGTAATCCTTTTAAAACGGTTTTTATAGACATTTTTGGTCTTGCTTCCGGATCGCTCCATTTACTTTTTTTGGTGCTGTACTGCTTATCTGATTGATACATTTTGCTGAATCTTACAGCGTGATCTTCAATGTCTTTTAAAGTCATATATAAAGAAGCCTGAAACCCAGTTAAAAGTTCCAAACATGCAACATACCCAATAATTGGTGCATCTTCATTTTCTCCTAAAAACTTAATTTCTCCTGTAAATTTGTTTCTGGCAATTTCCCCTTCACGAACCTCACAAGCATTCAAAAATTTGTATTGGCCGGTTCTTAATGCAAGCTGAATTAATCCTTTGTAACCGATTTGAAAGCTAGGAATACCTTTATACGGAATAATATAAGCATAACCAAGATTTTTATTCAATGGCAAATTCAATGCAGTTGCATTCATTGCACAAAGCATTAATTTACTTGGATCGCATTCCGCAATGTTTTTATCTCCATCAGAAAGGGCGATAAGATTGCTTACAAATTCACTTCTTTTTTCTCTAAGGTTATCTTCAAGAAATTTTTGTGTATTTGGATAATTAAGAAAATTACTTAAAGTTACTTTCTTTGGCTGTTGACTTGCTATTGCTGTACTCATTTTATTATTTAGTTTTAAAATTTATGATTAAATATTTTTGTATTCGATACCGTTTTCTTTCATCCATGCACCCAACAATCTTAATTTGCTCATTGGCGCTTTTACCTGAAACGAAGCTGTTTTTATTTCTTCTGCAGGTATTTCTACCTTTGGAGTTGAAATTGGTGCAGAAACCGTTTGTTTTACAGGCTGAGAAACTTCTTTTTTATCTTCATTTGTTGGGGTTTCTAAAACTACAGCAATTGAATCTTCATGCGCTTTTATCTTAACTTTTAATTCTTCGTATTTCTCAGTAAAAAGCTCTTTTGATAAATTAATTACATCGCTTAAAGATACGTAAATGTCAGCATTATACTCCCATGAATTAGTGATTTCAACGTAATTTAGACCCAATTTAGATAAGTATGTTTCACGGTTTTGGCGTTGTTCTGCTTTGATTCTGGCTTGAGTTGCTGCCTCTTGTTCTTTACGGTTTTTCACGCTTGTAATCGCATTGGAAACATTTAAAGATTTACTGTATTCTGTTAAAATTTCAGCTTCAAATTCAGTCGTTTTAATCAATGCTAAATCATCATTTACTTTAACAATGAAATCATAAACTTGTTCTTTGTATTTCTTTTCCGAAGTAGAAAGATTAATTTCAATGTTGAGGTTTTCGAATTTAAGGAAATCAATATTTTCAGCTAAAACCAATTCATCAAAATATTCACGAACATTATTTTCTTTGTCCTTTTTGATTTTATATTCTACTGAATCAATTTTTGATTTTAGTAAGATTTCAGCATTTTTATAACGCTCGGTAATTTCTGTTTTATAAACCGCTTCAAATTCCTGGTAAGGATTATTGACAGCGTTTTTAATCATTCCTCTTTGTTCTTCGTAGCCTTTGAATTCTTTGCTTAATTCAGCTTTAAGAACTTTCATTGATTTTACGTTTTCTTCGGTAACGATTTGCTTATCTAATTCTAATTCATCAATACGCTCCTGAACTTTTTTCCCTGCAGCTTGTAATTGATGTGTAATAATTGGCTGTTGCTTTAATACAATTTGTGTTTCCGTACTCATAATTTTTGCTATTTATTCTTCGTTAATTTTTGATTCTAGTGTTTCGTATTTTTCCTGCTCCGGATAATGATTTTCGATTAATCTTTGCAATTCAACTTGTTTAGGATCTTTTTGATAATAATCACGTGGCAATATTCTAGGTTCTTTTGGAATTTTCATTTTCAAATCGTTTTAAATCTTTCAGATTATTTTTAAAAACTTTTGCCTGAGTATTTATTTCAGAACAATAATGCGTTGTTGTATTGATACAGGAAATTAAATTCTGTTTAGCTTTTACAACTTGCTTTAAAGATTTTCTGTAAACTTTCTTTGATTTACGTTTTAATCTAAATCCGTAGTGAATGAATATTTCAGCTTTCATTAGTCTTTATTAAAAAGTCGAAAATAATAATTATAATCATTCCGGTATATATCGATAAAGCATCTACTTTATGAAATAAAGATAGTATTGTAATAGCAACGGCATTTATAACCAATGCAATTAAAAATGTTTTTATATTTTTTTTCATAATTTAGTTTTTATACATTTCTTTTAGAGTTTTGAATCCCATGAATTTTTTTATCAATTCCAAAGAATCTGCATCATAAATTTTGTTTCGATCTTGTTTTAATAGCGCATTTCTCGCCAACATTCTAACGCTTCCAATTTGGTTTATTCCCAAAGCCTCGGCAATTTGTAATCTTAAAGATTCGTTTCGCATTACTGCATTAAGACATTCGTCTTTTAAAATGTTTACTTTTTTCATTTTTATTGATTTTTAATTGTTTTTAATTTCCACATTCCGATTGAATATTTATCTTTCATGTCTTTTGCGTATTTTTCACTGGTGTAATTATTAAACATGATCATACAAACATTAGGATAAAATTGAACTATTTGTACTTTGTCATATTTCGAAAAAGTTGTTTCGTGATTTATAGTTACTTTCATATCAATCTAAATTAAGGGTTTTACCATCGTAATAAGCTGCAGCATTTTGGTTTCTCTCAATATTTCTATAAACCAATTCGAAAGAAACATTGAATGATTCATACATTTTTTTAGCCTCTAGTTTCTTTTTAGCAAACTGAGCTTTTGAAGGAATTGAATTGTAAACAGAAACATAAAAAGCTCTTTTTACATCATTCCACGCTTTAATTAATGCTTGGCTCCATGTGATATTATATTTTCTGAATAATTTCCAAGCTGTTGACATGATTTGTGATTTATTTACTTGCATGATTTCTAATTTTTAAGTTCTTATTGTTTTGTCTGACAAATGTATAAAAAATAAATGTTAGTTGTATTATTTATACAATTTATTTTTGTTAAAAATGCTTATTTATAGCGATTATAAATAATAAAGCCCCGAAACATTTCTGAATCGAGGCTATATTATTGCTTATAGAATAAAGGTTTTAAGGTATGAGTTTGAGAATAGGAATACTTTTTCTAAAAAAATATAGCAAACCTAAAATTATTAGGTATAACCACCAAAGCGAAAACCAATTAAACTGTTTTTTTTCAACTTGCTTACTAGTTATTTCTTTTTTGGTTGTATATTTTTTCTGAATTGCCTTTTTTTCTTTTTCAATTTCTTTTTGAACAGAATCCACATATTGATTCGTTTCTGATTTTGTATTGTTATTTTGCGTTGTTTTACGGACAATCTTTTTTGCATTGTTCAATATTACCTTTGTGCCGTCTTTTTCTATTACAAACGATTCTTTTGATGAATTTGCCGGTTCCAATATAGTTTCTTCAGTAACAGTTTGGTTTTTATCATCTATTTTTACCGTTGTAGTTGTTTTTACATTGGTATCAACTTGTTTATCGATTGTTGAATTCTCAATTGATTCCGTTTTAGTTTCTTCTTTAGATGATTGCTTAGAAACTTTACGCGCTCCGCAGGAAACAAAACAAAATGCAAAAATTATTATAATACCATAAAGAGAAAATAATAATGTTGGTTTATCTATTTTCATAATGCAAATTCTTTTTTAAATTCTTCGAAATATTGTCTTCGTTTGTCCAATCCTTTTTCACCACCATTAATTACACGGGTAATTAAAATAACTGCATCTTCTTTTTTATTGGTTTTTGGGTTTTCTTTTAATCCTGTGAAATCTGCCAAATCATTTAATTTTCGATCGTTCCAGAACCATAAAGCGGAATTCATTGCGTCGGCTTCATTTAAAAGCAAATCAGGATTATTTAAATAATCAATACCGGTATCTTTTGAAAGTTTGGCGTAATTTGCACGACCGGTGATTTGCTTAAATCCTCTTCCTCTGTATTTCCATCCGTCGCCATGTTGTGTATTACCTAAATTTACTCTTCCAAATTCGCCCCCATACAAAATATTAGCAATCATTTCCTGATTTGCTTTTTGTTTTCCATCAATACGTCCGTATTTGTTTGCATCTGCAATACTTATTCTGTGCCTGCCAAACCCGTTAATTAATCCCTCAACTGAGTAATTAAGGCTTTCATTAATCGGTTTTAATCCTGATTCTTGCTTAATTTGTGAAAAAAAATGAGATAAACGAAGTAAAGTATTCACTTTGTATTTATCTAATAGCGATTTGTATTTATCTTTAAGTATCATGGTTTTAAATTTTCGTGATTTTCATCTGTTAATTTATCTTTTAAATATTTAAAAGTATTATTTTTATGGTTTTCGTTTTGTTTAGCAATAACATCTTCTCTTAATAGTTCTCTTTCAATACTTGATTTCATTATAAAGTGATAAGTACGAGCGCATAAATAAACAAATCCCGCCATTGATAAAAGCAATTTAATAAAGTTTTCAAAACTAGACATGGCTAAGTTACCGGCAACTACTGTACTGGCTATATCTATAAAAGAATATCCGCTTACACTAAGAAATATCCAATCTAAACCTAATAAGAAACTTTTAATTTTAACCATAATCTGTAAATGCCATATGCTAATATAATCTTAGCTATTATAAAACCCTCCATATCGTAAAGCCCTAAATGAATAAAATCTAATGCGTTTAAAACAAATAAAAATAAAGCAATATGACCCATTATTTTACCTTTGTATGCCACATACAAATACCAAAAAACTACACCAAATATAATTATGTTGCAATAATCTTCTACAACCATACATAATTGCCTTTTGTGATCTGAAAACAAATACCAAGACACTTTCATGTCTATATTGTAAAATATAGCCTTGATTTCTGATAAAGGGATGAGTAAAATTAACAAAACGTGTTTTGGTTGCATGGTGTTTTTATTTATCGTCCGGATCAGGTGGTGGATTTGAACCTCCTGGACCATCATCCGAATAAGCTTCTAATTTCTTTTTCTCTAAAAATCGTTTCAATAATCCTAATGCAATTTCATTCCCTCCAAGTCCGATTAAAAAAGCTCCGAATGCATTAGGTGTTAATCCGGTTAATTCTAATGAGAACCTTATAAACACAAATGTAATTAAAATCCCTGTAAGTAATTGAACAGGATTTATAGGGAAGCTTTTTAATGTTGTTAAGTGGTTTCTAATTAAAGTTGCCGTAATAGCTCCAATAATTGACAATATTAACCAAGCTAAATAACTTGGTAAATCTACGACGCCGAATAATTCTAATAAGAATGTTTTCATGTTTATTTTATTTTAATATTATACCACAATTCTTATTTCTCCTGTTGGCGTTTTATAAATTCTTCCAACGGGCAAACCTCCTAAAATAGCATCCGCATTAGTTAAGTATTCACTAAGCACAGGGTTTAATAATTGATCTAGCCTTATTAGGTCATTTTGATTTACCGCTGCAGAAGCAGAAACAGTACTTGAAAAAGTCGCCTTACCTTCCTTGCTCAATTTTAAAATTGTAGTAAAGTCAGTATTAATTATTGCTTCTTTTGAATTACCTACTCTGATTTCTAAATTCCCAAAATCAGCTATGTCGTTTGTAAATTCCCATGGCCTACTATTACTAGGCGCGCTGCCATCTACACCTGTAACTGCTTTAATTCTAAAAGCCCCGCCCCAATATCCTGACTGAGTTTCCGGTTGATAAAAATTAGAGTTAGTATATTTTATTAAATGACCACCATTTTTAAGGAAATTTTGACTTATTCCGACATTACCTATTACTAAAGTCCAAGCGATTTCCCCCCTAGCCTTTAGAGTAGTATCTACTACATCATATATTGTTATTTGCCATTGCTTAGGAGTTCCTACTTCTGACCCGTCAGCATGTTCTAAATTAAATTGTTCTATATGGACAACGTGTACTCCGTTCCAAGTAGCATTATAGGTGTTTCTATACAAACCTACTCTTCCTATTCTTGAAGCGTGAAAAGCCTCTTCAAAAACAAGTCCGTTTTTGCAACAAGTAATATTTAATATATCGCCATCAGTATGCTCATTTACCATTATTCCGTTAAAATAACCGCTAACAGAAATATTTCTTAAGGATATCAAAGCACCGTTGTTTTTGTGTGGCGTAATAATACCTGAAACATTATGAGTTGGCTCTTGACAATCTACAGAATATTGTCCGGTTGACACTTGAACATTTTCGCATATAAAATGCATTGCATAATTTGCATTTATGGCGTTTATCAATGGATTTGGATAAGTTCTAAATTCAATATTTCTAATTATTAGGTTTATTGCAGAAAAACCGAAAGGATCTGAAGAATCGGCAATAGTAGATATAATACTAGAATTTAGATTAGTATCTAAACACTTTATAACAGATCCGGCTTGACCCAATGGAGGTAAAGTTCCTGCAGTTCCAAATAATTGACTAGGCGAAGTCTGTCCAATAATTTCAATAGGAATTATGATTCCGTCTAATAAAGTACACATAGGCACTACCACAGGACTTGTAATATAAATACCATCTGATGGTATAAATATTTTCCCGCCTCTTTCATCAATAATAAAATCTATTGCTTTTGATAAATAAATTTGATTATCTGTTTCGTTGTCACCTATAGCGCCCCACCATTTTACATTAACGTAGTCTGAATAAACCCTTTTGAAATACTCTGATCCTAAAACAAAATAAATTATTCCATCTACTAAATATGGAGTATAGTTTATCTTTATCAATGTCATTTCTTCCCCTGTATACTGATCTAATATTCCATAAAGAACATTAGATCTCCTTTTTGCTAAATTTAAGGATTCATTTGACTTAATAAAATCATATGTACCTATAATAGGTGGCGTATAACCAATAGTTGCGTCAGTTACATTAATAGCGGTTACTAAAACTGTGTTTAACGGTACGCTTGGAGTAGGAGAAACACCCGGACCTTCAGGTCCATTTACTCTATATATTAAATTATTTGTATCAGCTACTAAAATATCTATTCGTGCATTTCCTGGTGACGCATAAGGTACGTTAATAGTGATATTCGATGGATTTGAATAAATTACATTGTTTATAAGCCATGTTGCACCCGAAGGAATATAAACATCATTTCCAGAAACTGTAATTGTACCAATTGATAGTAATTCATTATCTCTAATTGATAAAGTAGCATCAATAATTTGCTGAATATCCACTCTTTGAGAAGTTCCTGCATTATTCACATGAATTTGAGATGATGGAACTAAAGGATTTTGTTCCGGCAATTCAGGTATCTTACGTGCCTGTACTGTAATATCGTTAAGTCTTTGCGTTAACTGCGCTACTTTATTGGCTAAATCTGAATATTCGCTCATTTTGTTACTGTTTTAAAACACAAATGTAATCAATTTTTCTATACTATTTATAATCAATATAAACTACGATTTCATGTTTCACGATTTGTTTTTTAGATTAATTTTGTTTTATGGTAGTATTTATAATTATTGGCGGTTTTATTTTGTTCGGCTACATTGGCAGAATGATTGCTTTATCTATATTCGATTTGTTTTTTCCAAAAAAGAAAGAGGATAAATATACGTTTATTGATAATTCAGTTCATCACCATCACCACGAACATAAAAACATTCATATTATAGATGATCAAACCAGAGAAAATATTTTAAATAACTTAAACTAATGGATAACAAAGACAGCGCTTACGATTTATTGAAATATTTTGCTGAAAAAGCACAAATAAATATCGAAAATGGATATAATAATTTGGTAATTTCAGATATTAAATATTCAGAATTAGCAAAACAAACTAATCAAGAAGAAGCAAAAGAATTTAATGTTTTAGGACTAAAAATAATTAAAAAATCCCAAGCAGATACTTTTATGGATTTATCTCACCATTGGATAGATGATGATTCAATATTCTTGTTTAGCGATGAAGCATTAAATAACATTAACAGATTTAAACAACAAAAATTAAATAGCAAATGAGCGAAGAAACAAAAAAAGTAGAACTGAAAGATTTGTTAAACAGAAGAATTTTAACAGGCGAAAAGAATCAATATTTCGACAAAACAAAAGTATTGTGTCAAGAATTTAAAGTTTTGGAAATATCCCCGTCAAACGAATGGATTAAATTACAGAACTTAGACGGTCGTAAATTTTGGAAATCGACTAAAGAAATTGTTTTATTGGAAGTTTTAGAAGTTGTAATTAAACCTAAAAATTAAGTAGCAAATGAAATCAAAATTATTAAAACAAATAAGAAAAAGATTTGAAATTAAAGTCATTGAAAAAAGATATCAATTCTTAAGGAATCCTGAATACTTATTTAAAGACAAAAAAACAGGAATTTATTATTCAGAAGACGGATTTGATAACTTTATTTATTCTATTGGTGAATTAATGAAAAGATATTACGAATTTGCAAGCTATAGAGTAAAACGAAACAACAAAATAAATCAAAGACTACGTAAAAAAGAATTTGAATCTATTTAATATGAATCTATTCGCTAACCCAAAAGACATAAATATTGGCGATACTGTTTTTCATGATTACGATGATAAAACTGCAGTAGGCGTTTGTGTAGGTTTTAAAGGTGATTTAATTACCGTAGATTACACAACAGAATCGAGTAACGAACAAAAAATTGATAACTTCCAGAAAGGATTTTGGAGAAAATAAAAAAAATGAAACAGCCTTTTTTAATACATTATAACGACAATGGCAATGTAAAAACATATGAATTTCAAATAATCAATTTAAACTTATTGATTGAATTTGTTGTTAATAGTCAGTCTGATATCATAGAAAAAACTAATTGCGAAAACGAAGATATTTTACTTTTCATTCCGCAATATTTAATTGAATTTCTAAATTATGAACGACCAAAACGATCAGAAATTAGCACTCACATAACCATAACAAATATGTTTTTTTGTGGAGTACAAGTTCACCCCTCTTTTGAAAACAAGGCTATTGTGTTTTACAACGCTTTAATAACAGAAAAAACACTAAAATATGAACTTAATTTATGAAAAAATTATGGAAAAAATAAAATCACAATCGCAATTCGAGTTAAAAATAAATATCGAATTAACAGAAGATGAAGCAAGGGCTTTAAAAGAATTTACTGTTTTTGGTACAGATGCTTTTTTGAAAGTATTTTATGAGAACCTTGGAAAAACTACACTTTCAAGACATGAAAAAGGTGTAATTAGTTTATTTGAAACTATTAGAAAAGAAATTCCAAAACACTTAAACAAAGCAGATAAAGTCAGAAAGATTTTAATAGACGAAATCAATAATAAATAAAAAAAGCCGTATCATAATCGATACGGCTTTTTTCGTTCTCCAAAATAACAAAAAACAAATAGCGTTACAAATATAAATTAAATTTCGATATATCCTGAATCTGATTCTAATAAATTAGGTATTTCAACATTTTCTTCATCTGTATAACCAAAACCATTACCAGAATTACCATTGTAAACATTACCGATTTTAATCATAGAAGCGGTTAAAACATATAAATTTGTGTCGCCCAAAGGTCCTTCCGTTGTAAATCCTGCCGATTTTACATATCCAACCCCGTTAACCTCAATTGTATCGTGTGATAAAGCTATATTTATTTTTCGCCAAATCTCCTTAGTATTTGGTTCTAATAATATTTCATCTAATTCAAACAATTCTGAACCTAAAAGAATGGCTGTTGTGTCGGTTTTATAGGTCTCACTTTCATCTTCATACTTTCCCGATAATTTATTGAATGGCACACGTATTAAATGCGTTATTCCAGTTGAATAATTGATATCGGTATTCGTTGAGTTTTTATATTTTATTTCTAATAAATCAGCTCTTTTTAGTTGAACATTAATCTGTTCACTCAAGAATGTTTTGGTTCCAAAATTTGGATCTGACGCAACAAGTTTAGTTCTGAAATCTGAGTTTAAAAATAATGCCATATTAACGGTATATTCGTAAACCTCAAAATTTTCTCTGTTGTAAATTGACCCGGCTATTATAGAAACCTCAACGCCGGTATAAACATTTGATATCACTAAAATATCAGACGCTTTTTCTTCGCTGTATAATATTTGTTCAATTTGAAACCATGATAAACCAATTTGAATATAATTCCCAATTAAAGCCCATTCAGGACGCCCACCATTTAATAGATAACTTCCATTTACGGTACCCGTATCGAAATCATAGGTATTTCCGGCATTAAAATAAATTCCAGTTTTCCCGGAGCCTAAATTGTACTGAATTGCATCACGCTTATCTTTAATACCTATGTTTTGCGTTTTCTTTGTGATTGGAATATTAGTAATGTTGCCGTCTAATTTTTCGGCTGTAACTATGTTTGATTCATAATTTGATCTAAATTGATTTGTAATAACATCAGATGATTGCCATTCTTGAACCTCTTTATAAGGCAATTCAACATCACTTTCACAGCTTAATGTATTTTCATCAGTTTTAAAAATATTAATGTAATCCCAAACAACGCGTTCAGCCAATCTAATACTGTTTGATTTTGGATAAAGGAAATAAGGTTCAGAAATATTAAACTCTGAAACACTAAAATTTAACGATGTTGAGCATCCATATTGATCACGAATATAAGCGGTAAAATCCCCAACTTCCAAGCCTGGGAATACGTTTGAACTTTGCCATGTGGCATTATCCAAAGAGTATTGCAATGTTAACCCTGATAATCCTGTATTATTTATAACAGCCGTTGCACCGTTTGGCGAATTATTAGCCGTTACAGTAAAATTTGAAGCAGTTAATGGAGATGGTAAAGCAATTGTTTGATTTGCCTGTTTTCCGTTTGAATCTTCAACCAAAACATTTATCGTTTGTCCACGTAAATAATCAAAAGAAAAAGGATTATTCGTATTTGGGTTTATCGAAACTGGGCTTAAAACTTTTGTAGCTAAAATATCTGTTGTAACATTTACTTTTATGTTTTGACATTGATTGGTTGTTGCTGTAGTAAAATTAATATCTGTAATATGTATTTCAGGAACTAAAGGTTCGTTTTCAATTGTAAAAACTACGCCGGAAACAGTTGTAAATGGTTCGTCAAAATAACCCCCCGGCAATTTAGAAGTAATTATAACCGTTCCTATTCCGGAATCAACACCCCCCCTAATAGATTGAATCGAAAATATATTAGCCGAGTTCCAATCTAGGTTAAATGCATTTCTATAAAAATCAGATATATATCCAATATATTTACTTTCGCCAATCGAATCGTCGTATACAAATTTAGGTAATTGTACCTGATAAGAACCTAATCTGCTAGTCCTAAAACCTTCGTTTATACGAGCAGCTTGATCTACTCCTTCGAAATCAAATGATAAAGTATCATTAATATTAGGGACAGAATTAAACTGTATTGTTATTTTTGAAAATGCCATTTTCTTATAATTTATCGTTAAATTTAATTACTACCCACTTCCCTTCTGAATTAGGTTTTAAGTTTTGAAGAAATGCTCTTTCAATCTCATTATCTTCATTTATGAATTCTACAAGTCCGTACAAGTTACGAATTCTTTCGCCTAAAATTTCTGTATATCCGTTAACCTGTGTCATTACATCAAAAGTACATTCATGGTCAAAACTAATTTCCTCCGTTACGTATCTAGCTTTTTCTAATTCAGCATTTAAAATATTGCCGTTTTCAGCGTATTCCGGTCTACCAATCATTTTAGTTTTTAATCTTGAATTTAATGTACTGCTTGCGTAACGTACAAACTCACTTAAATATGTTTGTAATCCTGCGGTTATAACCCAACCATGTCGTAACATCATGTATAAAGGCGACAATCTTAAATTTGTTGCTGTTTCCGGGCTAAAAATACCTGTGGGCATTTTCTCAAAATCATCCTGCCATTTACGCTGTAAAAACACCTGGTTCAGCCCTCTTTTGTTATCTGACAAAAATATATCTGAATCGTATTTAGTATCTTCAGTACCAAAATTAACTACATCTTTTCGCCTTGCAAACTCCATCCCGTAACTATCGGCACGATGCGTTGAAGTTTTTGTAAAAGGGTTTTTAACTCGGCTTATAAATGTGGTCCATTTTGTTTTTGCATTTGGCTCATCTAATCCCATAGCCTCCTCATAATCAATTACTTTTTCGTAACCTATTTCTAAAGAACTATAATCTTGATCTGCCAATTCTCGACGTTTTACGTTTTTTGCTTGATTTGGCAGTCTAATTAACACATTTTTATTGTAAAAATATGATAGCTTTTCTAGTCTTACGTATTCCCGGTTACCATCATTTTCAATTCCAATACCTATATTTAAAATTGATTGTAAAGAATCGTAATTTGATTTAAAACTCAATGTCATAGGCTTAAAAAGATTTTCCACTTTTGGCGGTCCTTCTGTTGGGATTGGCAATTTATCAAACTGACGAACCCAAAAACCATGGCTTGCAGAAATTAAAGACCATTCACCATCTTGAGCGTAACCCAAATCCGTACGCCCTAACAAATTGCTTTTGAAAGCATTTTTTTTATTGGTACATATCTCTGTAAGTCTATCGCATAATTCAAACAAAAGAATTCCTTTAGTAATAGTTTTATTATAAAAAGAATTTTCATCTACTTTTAAAAATCCGGAAAAATCTTTTACTTCAACAGTCATTCTTGCATTATACAAAGAAGATCTTCCATCCATTGTTTGACCAACAAACAAAGACAAACTTTCCCCTTGCAAAAGTGTAACATTTTGGTCGAATGCAATATTATATCTTTTATTACTTATTCCTGCGAAACCATTAATTGATTTTAAAACTACATTGCTTTTGTAAGTGTAATCAACACCATCTTTATAAGTTGTTAGAGATGCAATAAAATTACTAGCTTCTAAATCATCATACGCCAAACAATTAACAGTAAAATCAATTGAAAAACTCAGCCTAAAAACCCTGTCTTTATCAGAATTAGCAAAAAACATATTTCCGGTTTCTCCTGCACCTGTTTTAGGATATGAATTGTCATTTACATTTGATCCCGGCAATGGTTCTTGTGCGTTTTCATGAGATTTATTCTTTAACGATAAAGGAATTGAAACAATAGATCCCCTTGTATTACCATCATTAGTAGAATTATCAAGAAGAACTTTATTGTTTTCGGGCCTAATCACAAAGTCAGTAATCAAGTTTATATTTCTACCATCTAATTGAATTTCTATAGGAATAAGCGGATTCATTGCGTAACCGTCAGCCGTTGTTTCTCTATCAATTTCAAAATCATCACCATCTCTGGATTTTAAAGATTGTTCTAATCCTCCGGAATTGAATTTAACAGAAACTTTTCTATCTTCATATTCATAAGTTGAAAGATCCAGAAAACCAAAATACGTTGTTTCCCAGATATCAGTATTGGGATTCTTTTCACGTCTTGTAAGTCTGATCTCTTCATTTATGCCGTAAAATTTACGCACATCACGGATATAATCGGCACCATTTTTTAAAAACTTTAAAGCATTGGAAAACTGGGGAAACATTCCCCCGTAATCCTTATGCCTCTGATATTCTTTTTCGTCGCTATCCCATCCTTCTGGCTCAACTATTAATAATTGCCCCATTCGGATATTATCCAGAAAGTACTGAACACGATCGTTGTAACCTTGATTTACATTTCCCATATCACAAAGTTATGATTTAATGTTTTTATATTTCCAAAGTTCATGATTTAAATCACTTGGTTTTTGCTGAGAGTGTTTTAACTTGATTCTTTTCACAGATTTTACAACCTCTTTTAATTCAGTTACAATTTCCTTTCCGTATCTATCTCGATCTAAAGTAATATTGAAATATTCATTTACTTTTTTACCTTCTACATCTAAGCTTTTCATAACCGACATGCGACCATTACGCTTATAATCTTCAATATCTTTGTAAACATTATCGCCAGAACCTAATTCAACCAAAGTATCACGTGACGGCGTAAGTTCAACTTTACCGTTTCTGCGTTCAATAACCTCAGAAACACCACCATCCCCAACAATAGCTGTTTCTTTTTTACCACCTTTTCTACCGGTTTTGTATTTTGGTATAGGCGTTGCGGCAATAGCTGCGATTTGAATAGCTCCAACTGCTGCAACTAACACAGCTCCAAAAGTTCCCCCAATAGGACCTAATTGAGCGTAAGCTTGTATAACAGCCAATGCAGTAGAAATAGCAGCTTGTGCGATAGCAGCAGCTTTATTTGCAACAGCTTGTTTACGTTGCTCTTTCTTTTTCTTTTCTTCTAGTTGATCATTTTTTTTATCTCTTTCTTTTTCCAGTAAATCCTGTTGTTTTTCATTTCCTTCAGCAGCCTCGATTAACTTGTCATATTTTTCATTGTTTTTGTCAATCTCAACTTCTATATTTTGAATATTACCTTCAAATAATGCATTTGCAATACTATTTAAAGCATCAGTAAGTTTTGAAGATATATCAAGTATTTGTTCGGCTTTTTCCCTTGCCGTCAATTCTTTTTCACCCTCTTTTTTTATAAAAAATTGCGCTTCCGCTTCGGTTATTTCCTTACTAAGTTTTGCAATTTCCGCTCTTTTAGCTAAAATTAAATCCTGCGATTTTTTAGATCCATCCGATTGAGCTTCATAATCATTTAATGTATCTTCTACAGTTCCAAGCTGTATTTTTAATTGAGCAATTGCCCCTGCTTTTTTAATATTAAAAAGGTTTTGCTCATGTTTTTCAGCCGCTTTTTCTGCTTCTTTTTGATTTTTAAATCCTGCTTTTCTAAGTAGTTCAAATCTTCTATTTTCTTCAGCTATCGCGTTATCATTTGAAATAGAAACTAAACTTGTTCCTCTTTTTAAATCATCTTCATATTCTTTAAAACTAAATTCGCGAATTTTTTTTATGTCAGCTTCGGTTTTTCGAACCGCATCTACTTGTTTTGATAAGGATTGATATTGAATTAAAATTTTTTGATCAGCGTTAAGTTTTTCATTAGCTAAAACAAACTTATCTTGATCTAATTGGTTTTGCCTGGTAAGTTCGATTAATTCAAAATTAGCATCTTTTACGTTTTCAGCAGAAGCAATCCTAATATCATCGTTCAATTCAACATCATCAGTAATTTCCTGATTTATTTTAATATTTCTTTCAAGCTCTTCTTTCTTTAAATTAAACGCTGCATCGCTTAAAGCTTTAAGTGCTTTTAATCTATCTTTTATTTCTTTATCGGTCGGACCTGTTAAAGTGGCATTATTTGTTTTTTCTTCAGGTTTTTTCGGGTTTTTTAATGCTGACTGCCTCGCAGTAGCTTGGTTTATAACTTCTTCTTCTAATGCAATTGCACGTAATAATTCTTCTTTACGTTTTTTCAAATCTTTTCCACTAACACCTGAAAAATTAAGTGCATAAGGATTAAAGTTTTTTAATGCTTTTTGGTTTTTTACATATTCTTCATATAAAACCTTTCTTTGATTAAAAGCCGCTTTTCTTATGGATTCAAGCTGTCCTTCTTCATCTTTAGAACCAAAAGACATTGCGAAACTTAACCTTGTTGTAAAGTCTTTTGCCCCTTGAGCAGAACCTTGTTGTTTAGACTTAGCGTATAATTCATCCCAAGAAGTGTTTAATCTAATCAGTGATTGCAACGCTCCTGTAGCCCCATCAATAAAAAACTTAAAGAAATCAGTAATAGTGCCGGAACCATTTCCAATAGACAATATAAAGCTATCATAAGTACTTTTTAATACCTCAGTTTTACCTGTTAATGTGTCCATTCTTATTTTAGCTTGTTCCTCTGCGGTTCCAAATTCTCCCATTTGACCGGTTAATTCTTTCAATCTATCCGTATGAGAAAGTACGTTAATTGCAGAAGTCGCGTTTTCCACACCAAACACTTTTACAATTGATGCATTATCTTTTAATAATGGTTTTAATGCTTCTAGTCTTTGTTGAACAGGAATAGAAGAATCCCTTAAAGTTTCCATAGAAACACCTAACCTGTTCAGTTCTTTAACAGCTGTTTTAGGCAAAGCGTCTGGTGCAGATATTTTAAGTAAAATATTTCTTAATGCTGTTCCGGCTTCAGCTCCTTTTAATCCATTTTCAGCTAATAATTCAACTAATGCCGCAGATTCTTGAATGCTAACATTTGAACTACGGGCAACAGCACCAAATTTTAATAATGCTTCGGTTAATTGAGGTATCTCAGCAGATCCAAATTTTGCACCATTAGCTAAAGCATCAATAAATTCTTGTGCTCGACTTGCATCGGCTCCAAATTGATTCATAGCGTCAGTTAAGGCGGTTGCAGCTTCCGGAAGTTCCATTCCTGCAGCCTGAGATAATGTAATAGCCGCTTCAGTAACAGCGTTTAAAGCTTGTACGTTGTCTAGTAATTCCGGTTTTGCGCCGGCAATTAATTTATAAGCCTCAACAACAGCCTTTGCACCTCCTTCTACTTTTTGACCTAAATCAATGGCTGAATTTTTAAGAAAATCTAAATCTTTGCCACTTGCACCTGTAATGGACTGCAAATCTGCTAATGATTGTTCAAACTCTTTAATTGTTTTATATGCATCACCAAGTATATTCGCAAAAGTTTGAATTCCTCCAACCAAACCAAACGCGCCTGCTAAATCTCTAAGATTTCCTGCAAGACCTTTAAAAGTCGGGTAATTACCTACGTTTTTAGTGAAATCCCCCACGGCTTTATCCGCGGAACGAACACGTTTATCTAAATCTTCAAAAGCTTTTGTTGCTTCTTTTATAGCTTTTGTGTCTTGGTTTTCGGCAGCCAATAGATCTAAAAGCGTTCTTTTAGCTTGAGTTCTGGCGGCGTTTAATTTAGCATACGCACCAACTAAACCTAATTTATCTAAAGCAGCCTGTTTAAGTGTACGATTATTTATTTCGTTCTGAATACGCTCTTCAATAGTAAGCTTAGTATTTCTTTTTTTAGCCGCTTCCTCTTGATTTATTATTCGTAATTCTTTAGATTTTACATCTAACTGCTCTTTTTTTAATTTTTCTTCTTGTATTAAAGACTGAATTAAAGCTTTGTTTGTGTTCAATCCTTCTTTTTGAAGTTTTTCTTTTTCAATTGATAACTTATTTAGCTGTTGTTCTAAAACAGTTTGTTCTTTTTGGGTTTTTATTTTTTGCTGATTAAGTTTTTCTTGTTGGCTATCAGTATCAATTTGCTTTTTAGAATTTTCTATTTGTAGCTTTTTAACTTTTTCCATAGAAGTCTCGGCTAATTCCAATTGCTTAAGTGAATTTATGACTTTTTGATTAGCCAATACTTCTTTGTTTTTTTGATCTATAAGTTCAGACGAACTTTTGACGCCTCGAATATCATTTAGTATTTTATATGTTTCTTTTAGTCCAATTTTAAATTGATTATTTGCATCATCAGCAATTTTTAACTGTTTTGCATATTCAGGACCCCACGTAAAAGAATCGTCGGTAATTATCTCTTTTCTTGTAATAGTTCCGTCACCCGCCATAATAAAAATTATTTAATTTTATTAATTGTTGCTTTTTTAATTTCTGATTCAATTTTTAAATGAACCTGTTTTTGTATTGCGTAAAATTTAAGATAAGTCAAGCTTTCATAATCAACATCATACTCCATTATTCTGGTATAACTCGCAATAGTATCGTAAATAGAAAATTTTTCTTTTGACTTTGAATTTTCTTCTGATTCTTTCGGCATTAAAGATTTTAAGTGGTTAATCTTTACGTTTATTCCGGATGCAGCACGTTGTATAAATTCTAAAGATTCATAATAAGTTTCGTTTGAATCAGTATTTACAATAAATCTCAAGGTTTTTAATTGATCGATTAATTCCTGGTCATATTCAAATCCTAACGAATAAACAGCGCCTAAAACAAAACGATATTGTATTTCTAAAGCTGAAACCTCAACATTCATTTTAAATATTTTATCAGATTCAGAATCTCTTTTGTATGATTCATGTTCTTCATAAAGTTTAAGCCAAATCTCTTCAAGTTTTTCCGGGTCTTTTTCGGTATCGCTTAATAAATTAAAATTACCTGTTTCTGCAATTTCAAAAAATAAAACGATTGGAATTGTTTTTAATGAATCATAAGTCATATATCTAAAATTTTACGAACATTTTTCAATACAAAAGGCTTCAATTCTCGTGAAATTAAAGCCTTGAGGTTTTTATCAGACAAACCAAATAAATCATCGGATAGCCAATATTCAGAATCTAAAATGATATGTGTTTTAGGGTCTTTTGCAAATATTCTAAAAGCATCGCCCTGAATATCTAAATAAAAGCTTTTAAGCCATTTCCCAGTATCATCACCGTCAAACGGTTCGCCTTGCTTTTTTCTTCCATTGGTGATCACTTCTGTCATGTAAGAATAGAATCCAATAGGATTTCCGAATATGTCTTTACTGTCTTTATTTATCTGGTCAACATTTAATTTAATGATATCAGCTTGAATACTTTTAATGAAAACAAACAAATCTTTCGATAATTTTCTTTCACTAAGATTTTTCGCTTTCTTTAATTGTTGCTGAAATGTTGCCATCTTTTTTATTGTCTTTTAAATGAGCTGTTGTAATTGCATAAGCTTTTTTAAATTCTGCCTCTCTGTTATCGCTTGGAATATTTAAGAAAACGTGATTGTCGGCAAACGCTTCTTTGAACTCAGCAAAGGACATATTAAAGTCCTTTGCGAATTCTATTTTCCCATATTTAGCACTCATTACGGAGTTACTGTAATAGTTAACGGTTTAACATCTTCATAAGACATTCCTCCAGCTGTTGTAACTACACCATCCAATTCAACAGTATAACCCGTTGCAAAAGCAGTTCCTGTTAAAGTATAAACCCCATCAGTATCAGCAGCCGTGAAAGTTACTGATTGAACAGCACCCGCAGCATTTCTAACGATGAAATCACCTGAAACAAATGAAGTAATCGCTCCACCACCTCCGGCGCAACCGTCCAAAGCTTTCACTTTAATATTTGTTGCTGTTGCAGAAACTAATTGTAAGTGAACATCAAAAATACCATATAATTCGGAAGCTCTAAAATCAGGAACGAAAACCGCGCCATCTTCTTCAAGTTCTTTGTAGTCAAGGTAATTTGTAGTTACCAATGTTGAAGCAGGACGGTCAGCAGTTGGATCTAAACGTTTTGCAACATTCAATTTTACAGCTTGTCCATAAACCTCACCATCATCATTCATTAATCCTTTTACCTTACCGTCTTCAGTAAATTCCAGTTGACGCATTTTAGCACCTCTAAAAGTTGCTAATGCAGCATGAGAACACAAACCTAACATACTTGTATAAGTTGTGATTTTCTTTCCTTCAGCCGTTAAATACTGCTCGTTTTTACCTTCGAAATAAGTATCTTCCGTGTTAGCGGTTGTGATTTCTTCAGGAACATACAACGGCCACATCTTTTTTGCGGCAATAGCAGCTTCCCATTTGGTGATGTCTTTAGCATCAGCTAAGGAATCAAATTTAAAATCCATTTCCGTCAATACAGGCAAAATCATAATGCCCTCAAGACATTGTTCTTTTGCTCCTGTGTTCGCCTTTCCTTTTGACGAACTATTGCATTCTTGATAGATAGCCATAGCTTTTATTTTTTTATTAAATTAAACATATAATTTTTTCATGCAGTTTGTATTGATAGTCAAATCTATTGTTAAAATAACGCTATCCCAAATATCAATCTGCTGTGATTTTTTATTTGTAGTGACATTTGATTTTTCCTCCCATTTTATATTTCTAACAGTAACACCTGTTAATTTTAAACAGTTTATAAAATCATTTGCAACCTTGTATTGAACTGAAAAATCACGATTTTCATTTAACGTTGAAACATCTGAATTACAGGAAATCCAAAGTGTAGTATTTGGAAATTCAAAACCAGACAAAGCTTCTTCGCTTTTCCAATCATCAACAAGCCATATAAGAGGATATTTTAATTTACCGCTTATGCCTAAAACAGCTTCAATCTGCTTTTTATCCATAGCAATAAGCCATTTATCTAAAGCATTTGAATTTCCCCAACTATAAGCAACAGGTTTTTCATTATGAATTACCCTTCCTGCTGTTTTAATTAAAGCTGTTGATAAACTAAATATCATAATATGTCATTGTATTTAAACAGGTGAACAAACATTCTTTACCGTAAAGTTCAGTATTATCCGCTAAAAACTGATTCAATGAAACGTTACTTTTTGAAAAACCAAATACCGCCCATTGAACAAATTCATTCCAGGCATCAACCCTTTTGTTTTTGGAACTCTCTTGCGTTGTGTTGTCGGCATTCATTTTCGCTTCTCCGGTTCCGGTATTCAAAGTTCTTGTATTCAAAGAGTATTTATAAAAAACATATAAAGCCATCATTGTTTCAATTACTTCTTTTCCCTGAACCGTAGCAACTTTTTTAACTAAACCATCCCATACACGGTTACAATCTCCATTTTGATAAGAATAGCCATTTAAAAGCCATGTCCACTTATCATCCGAATCATCCTTAACTTTCCAAAAACCGTCACTATCTAATTCTAAGTTTGACATGAATTCAGCATACAATTCATCACCCAACATCATACGTAAACATTCTGTTTCGTATTTCTGGATTTGAATATTTAACTGAACGTCAGTATTTACCTCTGTTGCTGTAACATTGGCAATTTGATAATTACCATAAGTGAAATTAGATAGTCTGGTAAACATAGTTTATTACAGTTTTTCGATTACTTTCGCTTTTTCATAAATTGCTAGCGCAACATCTGAAACTTCTTGCTCGTGTCCTTCCTTGATAAATCCAAAGTTTTTAGTAAATCTAACAAGTGTTTTATTGATTAAACTAATTTCAACCTCTTTACCTCCCTGAGAAAGATTTGATTTGCTTTTTGCGCCTTGTTCTACAAAATACTCTTCTGTTTTTCCTGCTGCTGCAGCAATATCAGATGGTTCAATCACATCTTTTTTAGATTTAGCTGGTTTTGGTGTTTTTGCCGCTTCTGCTCCTTTTGCAGTTTCAGCAGCTAAAATTTCTTCTGGTGTCATAATTATTATTTGTTAAATTGATAATTTAAAAAACCGGATCACATTAAGTAACCCGGAATGTTTTTTTTTGTTATGCTGATGTAATTAAAGTTTTTACGTTTGAAAACGTATCTTTAATTAATCCGTTTTGAGTAGCAGTTGGGACAATTACAGCGAAGAACTTCTCTAAAACGTGAGTTCTGATATTACGAGACAATCCGCTTGCAACAGTCGCAACAGCATCTGTTCTACCGTCAGTTTCAAAATATAATAATTCGCTATCAACACCAACTTTTACAGTTTCCATTAAATCACCAATAACGAATTCATCAATAGCTAAAGTCGGATCTTTTACATAAGGAATTACAATACCGCCCCAATCAAGACCATTTGCAACTAATGAAATAGATTCACCATTTGACAAAGTGTAAACACCTTCAGCAGTTTTGTCTTGCTTCATGTTTCTCCAAGCAATAGGATGCATAATGATTGCGTTAGGCGTATAACCTAAAGTTTCCAAACTAGCAATTACAGCTCCTAAAGCATCATAATTGTTTGGATTATCATTAATTGCAAACGCAGCGTTTGGGGTAAATGCAGAAGCTCCAGCCTTAACAGCATCTAAAATCACATTTGGAAGTTTATCTTCAATAAGTTCCGTGAATTTTTTAAGCATTCTGTTTACTAAACCCGGGAAGAATCTTCTCAATTTAGTAGTAGTAGCCCATTCAACCGCAACCGGATCAGCTGATTTTTCCTGAGTAGCATAAGTTACTTTTACGATTGGTTTTAGCTTACACTCAGTTGTAATTGCAGCATCACCAGTTACGGTTTCATTGATTACAATTAAGTTAGCAGAATCTAATGGAGAAACATCAACTAAATCTAAAATTTTAGAAGCCGGTTTTCTGTAATTGAAATAACCAAGCAATTTCCCCATAAGGGTTTGTACACCGGCACCAACTACACCTGTAGAACCTCCTGCAGGAAAATCAGTACTGTTAATAGTGTTTACTGACATTACATCAGTTGAAACAGTTACTTTTGAAGTATCGATTTTAAAACCGGATGAAGGAACTGTGTAGTTTCCTTTATCAACAATTTCATCGTACTTTTCTTTGAAAACATTTTCTAAAGTGTCTTTTTTAACCTCTGATTTAGTAGTGCTTAATTCAACAATTTTAACGCCTTGAGCGTCAACCGTTTCTTTCAAAGTAGAAATTTCAGTTTCTTTTGCTGTAATTTGACTTTGTAGTTCAGTTTTTAATGCTGTTACCCCGGCTTCAACAGCCGCGTCAATTGCCGCTTTATTTTCTTGTGCATCGTGTGCCGCTTTTTCTGCTGCGTATGTGTCAGCTTCCGCGTCAGTCATCGCATTAACCTGCGCTTGTGTCTTTTTTACAAACATGATTTTTAGTTTTTAATTAAATAATTGTTCTTCTTTTCTCGGTTTTTTGAGTGCTTTGCGGCGGCTCAGGTGTTTCAAGTGATTTGTCGGCTTGATCATTATCGTTGTTAATGTCAAGTGATTTGTCGGCTTGTGTAACGCTTAAAGTTGGTGTAATTGTATTACTTCCTTTTGGAACTGCTGAAAACTCATAAACTTTAATTTGAGTAACAGCCCAGAAATAACCAATTTCGTCTACATCTTCTTTATTTGCGATAACTGAATAATATTTATCCCAATTATCCTTGTATTCTTTCATGTACTCAACCTCAGTATTCGCACAATAATAAATTTCGCCTCGATAACCCATCCCCACAGAATGGTTTTTAACCCACCCATTAGCGTATTGGTTGTACATAAAAAGATTTCTTATTGGGTCGATTATTGAAACATGAGTTAAGGCTTGTGTTTTTCCTTCTAAATCAAAACCTAATTCCTTAAATGTTGTTTTAACGATTTTAGTTTTGGCATTTTCGGAAATTACATTAGCAAATCCATTTTTATGCTCTTGTAAGTGATCAAAACCGTTTTTGTTATCAGCAACCGTTTTATTAAAACTATTATCCAAATGAACGTCACGATGTGAATCAAAAAAATTAGTAGTACTCGAAACAACAGTCACTATTAAATTCGGAAGATTTTCTTCTTTCATATAATCAATAGCTTTGTCTGTTTGCCCGTATGATTTAATTGTAATTTCTTTCAAAGCATTTAAAACGTCTTTAGTAGCTCCGTCAACTTTAACACTCACGGCATAGCTATCAGATTCTTTAATAGCTGACTTTTTAGCATCAATAATCGAAGCAACATTCTTAGATAACGCTAAAAACATTTCTTCTTTATCCTCAAAGCTTTTTTCTAATTCTTTACAGTAAATCATTTTTGTACAATTTTATCGTTTGAAATGGTCTGAATTCGTTTTTCAATCGCTCTTTTCATTTGAGGATTATCGGTTTTGTTTGCCGCATCTTTTAATTTATCAATGTCATTAGGCAACTTTTTATCGTAATTACTCATGTCAAAATGTTTTTAGATTTTAAAATATCTTCATATTTTTTAGCTGTAATAATCCCTCTGTCAAACAAAGTGCCATAATGTTCAATTGTAATTCCATTGGTTGTTTGAATTCTTTCTTCAATAACAGACATAGAATTTAAGTGTTTAAAACTAACGCCTATCGGCTCTTTTTTTGGAAATTCAGCATTTAATGAATTTACCAGGTTTTTAGCTAAAGGATCAACTTCATTTTCAATTAATCCAACCTCAGCAGTTTCTTTGTTTTCAAATGTTGCATTTTTACCGTAAGGACTTAATTCAATAGGAAAACTAAAAGCATCGTAAACGGCTAAAATATCAGTCTCAACAATTTCATAGAACTTAACCGTGTTTAATTCCGCTGATAAATTCTTAGCATCCAAACCTTTTGAAGAAATAATAATTCGATTTGATAAGCCTCGGCTGCTAAATCTATCCTCCATTTCTTCTTTCTGGGTTTTCAGTCCTCCACCTAATTGCGGAACCGGAGCATTTAAACCTTCATCGATATTTGAACCTGTTGAAACCTGTTTAGGTGAAACAATCGTTGTACCTGAATTTTCAATTTGTATTCCTTTAGCCAATTGAGCATCACGAATATTATTTACATGGCTTCTCAATGGCGTAATTCTGGAGTAACCCTTTTTATTTTCATTACGAATGCTATCGTAAAACATGATTACATCACTATATAAAATCGTTTCTTCTTTATCGTTTATTTCAGTTGTTAAACTTTTCTCACCTAATTCCGTTTTATCCGGATTAAGGTTTATAAGTTCCATTGTGCTGAAATTGCCAAATGATTTATATTTCTTCCAAATAACTGTCCAACCGGATGATAAAATAAATACAGAAAACTCTTTTAAAAATTCCTCTTTCGATTGTGACTCATTTGGATTATTAATTTTATCTAATAATTCCCCAGATCCGGATTCGCTTGTAAAATTAGCGCTTGAAAGCTTGCTGCCAATCTTGTTAAAAACATTATTTAATACGTAGTTTTCTTTCTGAAGCTTTACGAACTTAGTACGATCAGAATAAAAGGTTTTTTTGTCATTTAATCCTATACTAAACGTGTCAAGCTCCATCCTTACAGGCTGTCCTTTGATAGAATCATTTACTGTTTCTACCCCAAATCGTAACATTCTTAAAGGATTCCACCAACTCATATCAGATATTTATATGACAAATATAGACATTTTTTGTTATTTATATTAATTATAAATAAAATTTCGATACAAAGCATAAAAAAACCACTCGATTATGAGTGGTTTTACATAGAAACAATTTTTAATTACTGTTTCTTCTCTAAATTCGCCTTTCGCAATAGTTGTGGAGTATTTTAGGATTCGAACCTACATCTTTCGAATACTCGAATATCTTACCCTTAGAAGATAACCCCATTAAAGCCATAAGTAAACTCCTAATTAAGTAACGCGGTTGGAAATTGCTACGGTACCACGTTAAGGCTTTGTTTTACAAATTTACTTTATTTTATTCTATTTTCCAACCATTAACCGAAACATAACGCTTTTCCATGTAAATAGTTCCTTTCATATTTACAGAAACATTTACTTTTTGATCTATTTTCAATGCAGATGATAAATTAACTTTATCACCTAAAAATTCAATAGGAATTATAGTTCCGTATTGACCATCTTCTAAAACAGCAATTCTTTGCGTTCTAAATCCGGATGTTGACGTTTTAATTTCTTCGATTTCTTTTACTATTCCTTTTACGTTGCACATAGTTTTTATTTGAATAAATGTTATTAATTGCCTGAGCTGTTTTTATTGCATTATCTTCGAGTAATAAAGCTTTAAATATTGGTGAGGTTCCTGGTTGCGACTTTATGATTTCGTTTTGCAGCATTCCCGCCGAAAGTGCAAGGGTTGATTTAATTGCTCTAATGTCTGACTTAAGTCTTTTGAATAATATTCTTTTAGGCTTTTTGTTTCTATGGACTTTGAAATAGTTTCTTGCTTTCATGATAGTTGACTTTTGGCCGTTTCGCTTAATATCAAGTTTGGATTAAATTTTATTAAAGATTCAATATTTCTTTCCTCAGGACAACCAAGCCATAAAAAATATTGTGGTAAAGCTTTATAAGCACAAACCTGAAAACCTGCTTCGTTTATAATTTCAAAACTTCCAGTCGCATTAAAAATATTTTGTTTAAACCCTTCAAATAAAACACGTGATTTTGCTTTTTTATACTCTTGACATGGTCTTATTTCGTCTGAATTCATAAAAGGAGTTGCTCCGTTACAATATCTATACCACCATTCCGGCTCTTCCAAAACATTACCATCCAAATCACAAGGAATAAACATTCCAAGTGTTAAAGGTTGTGATAATAATTCGTCGTATTTTGATCTTCTGTATCTGTACTCATAATCTGGGATATTTAGAGTATTTAAATATTTACCATATTCGGTATTTGACATTAATTTTTCCATAATTTTAGTTTTTTAGTAAATAATGCGAGATATTGCGATAATCTCGTGGTTTTTAACTCGCAAGTATTCCTTACAAGTAGGTTAGTAAATTGGTGGTTTATAATATCGAAATAAAAATTATCACAATAATAATTGCAATTAAATGAATCAATATTTTCTGTTTTATTATTCTTTCTTTACCTGTCATTTTTAGTATTTTTTAAATGCACTCTAATGTATTCCTCCCATTCCGCTTCTGTAATATCTTCATCATGAAAATCTCCAACCGGACCAAAAGAACCACAATATAAACAAATATGGCCTCCTATAAAAGGTTTTACTGAATCACATTCAATGCAAAATTCTTCTGTATATGAATAAGGAAGAGTAGATTTTATTTTGATTTCTCCAACTTTATATCCTCCTAAATCTTCAAAAGAATACGGCCCAAATTTAAAGTTCATTCCGTGCTTTTTCATCTTGTGTGATTGTTTTTGGTTACTCAATTTCCATGTTTGGATATTCAATACAATATTCGAAATCACATGCTTGGTATATGGCATCTTTTTCGTTATCTAATTCATAAGCTGGTTTATTTGCATACTCTCTTAGATATCCAGTAACTTGTTTAGTTGTGCCTGAGAAATCTTTTAGATTTTCAATGTCGTTTTTTAGTTTAACATGCATTCCTATTTCTAGTTTCATAACCTATTTTTTTATTGTTGATGTTTTGTTTTGTTACTCGGTGGCTTTTTTCGTTAATTCTAGCAATTCATTATGATGCCCTAGCAAATACCAATTTGGCTGATGTTCTTCTAATAATGAGTGGTATTTTTTAATAACCTCCAACATTTCAGGCGCTAAAGAATCTTCAATTGCTTGGTTATATCCATTTATAAAATCAGTTTCATGAGCTTTTCTAAATACATCTGATGATGATTTACCTAGCGCATAATATTTTGCTTTTTCTGTTGCTTTGCTTCCCATAACTACAATCCTTTTAATTCTCCCCAACGAAACGATTTTTCGCCCCATAGGAATGTTGATACTTTGTTGAATAGATTTTTCATGTTGATAATTTTTAGTTTGATTAATATTAAAACAATTCCAGCAACAATCATAATTAAAATGAAGTATGGATTATCGAGTGGTGCAGCATCCGGCTGTGCTCTGCATTTTGGATGATTCAAATATTTATGAGATTCACACCAACAAGGCGTAAAAGGTTTTAGACAATCCCATGAAAAGGTAGGTGGAGGATTATTGGTCATTTGCTTTTTGTTTTAGAGTTGAAAAAATATAACTTCATGTTACTGTTATTCGCATGAAGTTTTTGTAATTAAAATAAACCTATATTAGATAAAGAAAACTAAAAGTGCGTATTAGTTTTAAATTTAATTATTTAATTACATGGTTGATAATTGCTATTTCATTCCTAAAAAATTATGAGTTGTGTTTTTAATTTCTTCGACAAACTCTCTTAATCCTGCTGCTTCTTTTTTCCAAAAGGTAACATTTCCTTTTAGTTCTAGGTTTTCTGTTCTAAGCTCTTCAATCTCTTTTTCCCACTTAGATTTCCCGCCGGATAAAATATGTTTCATTTCAGCTTCTAATTCTTCATTTCTAAGCTTTAATCTGTTTACTTCTGACTTTGGATCGGTATCGATTGAATCGAAAGCTTTTTTAAATGCATCAATACTTTCATAAGTTGCAAATCTTGATTTTAAAATTTCAGTAGGAACACCAAATAGCTTATTCATCCATAATGCATCATCTGAAAAAAGTTTTTGGAAATCAAAAGGTTCTGATACTTCATGATAATCTTCGCCTTTTCCGTAACCAACTTTAAGATCGCCGTTTTTTAACTCATTCTTAAGATTCTCACTAATTTTTATATCAACATTCGGTGAAAGAATATCATTATGAGAATCTGGTTTGCCAAAGTCGATACCAAAGTTTAATTTCAAAAAATGTTCAGGAGTATCTCCGAATTCTAAAATCTTTTTAAATGGATTATCCGGCATATCAGCAATCTTTTTCAAATCAACTTTGTTTTCCAAAAGCTCAACCCTTTTTTGTAGCGATTCAAGTTTTGAAGGTTTTTTTGAAATGATTTTAGCAAAACCTGTTAAACTGTCATAAATCAAAATGTTATTTACTTTTTTATCAATAAAGCTTAATTGATTTGAAACAAACACTTTGTATTTCATTGGTTCAAATTCTTCAGTAATCATTTGATCTAAATCTAAGAAATATTCTTTTTTAGTCAAAAGACATTTTACTGTTTCTGCTTTTTTAAAATGCCTAAATATTTCTTCTAAAGTGGGAGAAACTTTCGTTTCAATCCCACACGCCTCAAGAAATGCTTTTTCATCCCATGTTTCGAAAACTTCACACATCCTAATCCTTGAATGTTGTTTTGATGCATTTCCTAATTGAAGGGATCCACCCCAATTATTAGTTAAATAATTATTTGATTCAAAATCTTTATCAATTGATTTATATAAATCAGACAACTTAGGTTTTATGGCTTCAAACTGTTCTCTTGTGCATTTCATTGCTATTGCTTTTTTCATAATGTAGTTTTTATTGATTTAAATTAGATATTACAAAGTTTATCAACATTGTTGATGTAATTATAATTGCAGATAATGATAATCCAGAACAGAAGTATTCTTTTTTATTAAAAAATTTCATAAAATACATAAAACTAATTGCTACAAATATTGTTAGAAGCCCAGACATAATAATATCCGCTGTTATTTTGCTGTCCATAACTAAGAAACATCACCCCAGATAAGAACCGGAATTAATAATATTGCTAATGCTATAATAAAATAAATAGCTGATTTCAAATTGCTTTCTCTTTTTACTTTTTTGTTTGATAGTGTTAACATGATTTCTATAGTTTTAAATTGTTAAATGATTTTTTTTAAAAAAAGGGTTGTTATTGTACTTCGCAACCCTTTTCAGAATAAATAGTAAATTCGGGTAATCCGATTATCAAACATGTTTCATTTTGATATAGTAAATGTATAAATTATACATTTAACCACCAAATATTATCTAAACATTTTTAACCAAAAACCGTTATCAATATTCATTCTAAATAACAAACGTATTTTAAACAGCGTTTTGAACCATAAACAAATGACGCATATTAGTCCAGATGTAACGCATCATTTCTGTCATTGCGTCCTCCGCATCATCGTGTCCGTCATCGTGTTTACCAATCATAGGGAATGATTGTATGTGTTTTATGAATTGTCTGTATTCCTGCGAACTGTTGTCATTTGGTTCTACAAAATATATAAATGATATAAATTGCGCCCAAGCGCTTATTCTTTGCTCTTTATTGCCATCAGAATAATAACCTGATACATTTACGCCCATTTGTTGTAATAAAGTCACAAATACGCTTCCTTGATTGTTTACCTCAATTCTATTTACAATACTGCCATGAGTTTCAATTTTCTGTTTAATCTTAGCAGAGGTTATTGCAGAACCTTCCTGCGTGTAAATTGCATCGAAAATATAGATCTTATTTTTATTGATTTCAACAAATGGAGTTGCAAAATAATCACTTCCGGTATCAGCAACATCGGTAAATGATAATCTTATTGCTCCTTCTCGGTTTTCTGGCAAAGATTTAACCATGTTCAATTTTCCGTAAAGTAAACCTTCAGCTGTTTCCGAAGCCTGATTAAATTGAATATTAAACGCGATATCGGAAATAGGTTTTGTTTCATCTAGCAATCCCATTTTTGTAGACTTTAATATTTCACGGCTCAAACGAACCGGATCTAATAAACCATCAATATAATACTCTTCAATTCCGGCAGGTGATACGTTTTTATAAACGTTTTCCGCCGGTAAACAAATATGACGACATTCATCTTTAAAAACATTCAAACAATGTGCCGTAGTGTCTTTACTTGATAATCTTTGCTCAACCAAAATGTAAGGTGTTTTAGCTTTATCCTTCTTTCTGGTTTGAAATGCTTTAAATTGATTAATCGCTCTTTTACGATCTGCCGGACTATCAGCAATCGAAACGTCCATTCTATCATCATCAATTAAAATACTCGCATGCTTTCCGGTAACGGATCCAAAAGTACTATATGAAAATCTAACGCCCCCGGATTCGGTCTGATAAAATGTTTTTGCAGAAACATCTCGCCTTATTTTTACATTTGGAAAATAAGAATGGAACAATTCGCTCTCAATAATATCTTTTGATTTTGAAGAAAATTCATTAGCATTACTTGATGATACTGTATTATTCATTACGGTTTTAGAATCATTATTAGCCCAAATCCAAGCCGGCAATATTCTGGATGTAATTGTACTCTTTGAAGTTCCAGGAGGAACATTAAATAAAAGATTCTTTTTTATGTTTTGCGTTTGTCCAACATACCATTTATCATCAGGTATATGTGGCGCGCGGTCCAAAACGTATTTATCAACAACTAATTGTATTTCATCACAAAGTAATTCAATATGCCAGTTATGTACATATTCATCCGTTATGATCACAGACCAAAATTCTTTCACGAATTCAAACAAAGAAGCTTTTAACTGATCAGCACGCTGCATCGTTAAAAGCTCTAGTAATTCGTCTAATTCGTTAAGCGTTATTTTTGACATTTAAAAATATTTGTTTTTACTTACCGTTTGCGATACGCCTTTTACAAAGTAATGATTATAAAAAACCGGAATTCCAATACAATTTACCCCCACTTGAAAAGAAATCATAGAGATATATTTTTTAATTTGTGTTTTCATTATTTAGTCTTTTAGTTTCGAATTGTTTTCTTAATGCTCTTTGTCGCCTTGCTTGAATTCTATTCCCCCACATTAATCGATAATCAAAAGTATTCCATATCTGCCAACAAACAGTTTCGTACATAAGTTTAAAAACATCTTTGCCGGAATGATACGAAACAAACCTTGTTTTCTTATTTCTTACCATTATAACAGAATCATGATCCCAATATTGAATTATTGTAAATCTATTTCTAATTATCTTTAACAGTTTTGCTTTCATAATAAAACCTTTAAGCGTTATTTTTTTGGTTAAAACCCCGTATATTTTTAGACAAAAGATAAATTTAAGGATTTTGAGCGTTACTTTTTGTTCAATTTCTCCATCAATTCATTAATTCTAGCCGTTTTATCCTCAATATTTAATGCATCTGCTGAATTCTTTTGCTTATTGTCTTTCTCATAGAATCCGATATGCTTATTAATTTTATCAATAGTCCATTCTTTACCGTGAAGTTTTAATTCTACTTCTTTATAACGATTGACTTTAATTGATTCAATACACATCAATTGTTCCTCGGTTAATTCCTCGAATGGCTTAAAAACCGCTCTCGGCACTTCAATATAAATTTCTTTACCGTTTTCGTCTAATTCTTCAGTTTTTACCTTATCATGAACGAATTTAACGTACTGATCAATGCGTGAAGTTCTTAATATATTTAGATGCCGAAGGATCTCTTCAGAGGTAACACCGAACTTTTCTTTAGCTATTTTTTCAGCTTGCTTTTGAAGCTCTTGAACCCTAGCCATTACCGAACCGTTAACAGACACCTCGTAAGCCTTTGAGTTTATTATGTTTGACTTCATTTTGTCGCACTTATAAACTTCTCTGTATGCTGCTGATTTATCGCCTGTACGCATGTAAGCCTGAGCAAATGCCTCTTGTTTATATGTTAATTTTTTTTCTGCCATTTTATTTATATTTTATATACCATGCACCTATATCACAAAATTTATTTCTTGTAGAAAGATCGTTTAAGTGATAATGGTAATAATCATTTCCAAACTTTGTAATAATTATTAAATATGGTTTTTTACGTATTTTTATTTGCTTTATCATTTAAAGTAATTTTATAACACATATTCCATATTCACAAACTTTTTTGAAAGAATAAGTAACATATTGATGTTCGTTTCTCATTCTTTGCTGAAAAGTTATAAAAGCTATTACACTATCAGAAGTTATTTTATTAATACCTCTTCCATGATAAAGATATGTAAATCCATTTTTAAATAACTCTTGAATGCATTTATCAATTATTTGTGTTTTATTCATTAGTTAATTATTTTACGGTAAATTTCATTTACAGATTCTTTGTTTATTCCTCTGGCATGATAAAACTCCATTACAATCAATATTCTTTCCAATTTACTTTTCATCTTCCAAAACCTTTAAATATCCTAAAGCAATGTAAGCGTTAATTCTCGCAGCGATTAAATCTCTTTGTTTTTTAGGTAAATTAGATTCTTTTGATTGAATTAACAAATATTCCTGGTAATCAATTCTTACCCGTTCTTGCATTCCATCAGGTTCCGGCATTTGTATTTTCCTTTTATCCTGTTTCTGGAAAAATGATATTTTACTTAAAAATTTCATAGGTTTAAATTTGAGTTAGTTTTTTCCATACCTCGAAAGTTGCATAAGTATCGCCTAAAGCGGAATGTTCTTTGCTGTTGGTGATTCCGTAATGATCGCAAATGGTTTTTAGTTTATAATTTGGTAATGAAATTAAATCTTTAGCAATATCATGAGTATCATCAATAAGAATTTCTTTAAAAATATTAATATTTAAAAATCTTTCCAATAAATATTTTAACCTTGGATTATCGAATGTTCTGGAACAATGACCAATCAAAATTTTAATATCGTTTTCGATGATGAAATCGTTTAGCATTACGCATACTTCCGTAACATCAAAACCCTCATCGATTAATTGCTGTTCGCTTAATCCGTTTACCGCCATTGCATCCGGCTTATAAGAAACCAATTCATCTGTATCATCAGCTCGGGTGTAAGGTTTAATAAGTTTGTGAAACTCATTAGTTATTTCTAATGTTTCCGGATTAACTGCAATCATTGCTATTTCGCATATTGCGTTTTTGGTGATACTAAATCCGCCTGTCTCTAAATCGTAAAATCCTATCATAATTATTTGCTATTTAAATTGATTCCTTCATTTTGGGCTATTTCTCTTAAAGCGTATTGAGCTTTATCTAAATCGATACATTCTTTTTCCTGTTTAATAAATACTGTTTTAGTACAATGTAACCAAACAGGCGGTTGTGTACTCCCGGAAAGAACACCTAACCAAATGTGACCATGAAATAAAAACTTAACTCGCTGCCAGAATGGAACAGACCATAAAGAAATGCATGTTTGATTTACTATGTCTTGATGAACATATAACGAACTGCATTGTTCATCTGTCATTGATGCAGGTTTTTTTAATTCTACTGTGTGTTCTTTGAAAAATTTTGGTTTCATATATTGCTATTTTTAATAAGTTACTTCTGGATAATCTGAATTAAAATCTTTTTTATTTGCATGTAATTGTTCAGCAAAATCTTTAAAAGCCATTCCAATCAATTCAGCATCAATCGTTTCAACTCCTTCTACAAATATTTTTCCGTCTTTTACTTCTAAAATTGCTATATTTTTTTTATTATTTAAAAAGTAATCACCGTTTTCAAGCTTTTTAAGCCATATGCCGTAAATAATATCTAATTGATATTCTAAACGCTTTTCTATAAGTCCGAATGTAATTGTATTTAAAAACATAAGTAAGCGAATAGTAAATTTCAAAGCTTCACAATCTCGATCAAATTCTGGCGTTAAAATATCTTTTTTAGTAATGATTATTTTATTTTCCATAACTACCTTCTTTTAAAATTATGCCTCGGCTTATTGATGTATTTTGATTTTGGTTCCGGCAATGGCTCATTTGATTTAAAAATCTTGTGTACCTCATTTAATCCCTCAAAAGAAACACTTAATTTACTAACCGAATTTCCTAAACGAACTAAAGAATCAGTTAAATCTTTATGCGAGTATGTTTCATTTGGCGCCATTTGAATTATTTATTTTGATTAAAGCAAATATACGCTTTTTTACATAAATATGCTGTTAAATTAAAAAAACTGCTCGGTTTTTAGCAGTTTTAAATATGTTTTTGTTTGTTTTTAACTTATTTCCTGCTCTACTTCATTTAATATTCCCCACCTGCTCTTTTAAAATTTCCCACATGGCAGTATAAACGTTTTTGTTGTCTTTAATTTTGCTTTCAATGGCGTTTCTTAATGATTTCTCTCTGTTATTTGCAGATATATTCATTGTTACATAAACTAAAAATAAAATTGACAATAAGGCAGCTAGTACAATTGCAATTGTTTGTTTCATAATCTATTTTTTTTAATGTTCTTTAAAATTAGGTTGGTTAGTAGATATTGTTTCTTCAATAACCTTCCGTAGTTTTTCAGGACTAAAATTAAAACTTCCTTTTTCATTTTTAGGTTCAGCAATAATTTTGTTCCAAATATTACGGGTTAATTCTGTGACAATGTCAATTTCTTGTTTTTGCTTTTGCTTTTCAGATAAATAATTAAGGCTTTGAATGTATTGTTCTAAATGGGTTTTACATTCGTTGTTATCACATGTCCTTTTCCCAAATAAAAAAGGCTTTCTTGTCATAGTGCTTCTACATTCTTTACAAAAAACACAGCATTCACTATTTATAACTCTTACTGGTAATCTTGGTAGTTTCATAATTTCTATTACCGCCCTTTTCGACGGATTTTCTTTTTGTTAAACATCATTTCTTTTCGCTGCCTTTTGGTTTGCAACTTTGATTTCTGGACTTTAATTCTTGTTTTTTGTTTTTCCTCCCATAAAGTGCCTATGTGAAGAAAACCGCAAAATCCGCATGGATATATTTCACAATTGCTTTCGTTTATATGATCATGAAGCAATGCGAATTCAGCTGAAATCGAAGTTTTATGCTGAACTTTTCCGGCGCAGCCAAACAAATACCTTCTTTCGTTTTGATAAGTCATACATTATAGTTTTTTAAGTTGATTTATCCAGAATTCCCGAAGCTTTTCATAAACAGAAATATTGTGAAGATTTTCCGGGCTTTTTTCTTTGAAGTGATTTATTTTGTCTGTGTAGAATTCTATTCTTTCTTCACATTGAGATTTAGTGTAGTTTGACATATAAATATTAATTTTAACCGTTAAATATTAAGTCGATTAGCTTTACTAAAAATGGTCTTTTCTTAAAATTTTCATAATATTTATTCAACAATGAAGCCGATAAAGAAAGTC